TAGATATCACGATGGAACGCCAGTATGGTTTGGGGATATAGATTTTAATTTTACTATTGAAATTAATCAATTAAGAAATGAAATACCTAAAAAATTTAATGTTAATACACCCAGTTCTTTTAGATTTTAATTTAATAATAATCTATTTAATAAAAATTATATTAAATAGATTTATATTTTTAATATAATGTCAAAAATAGCATTTATAACTGGAATAACAGGGCAAGATGGTTCATATTTAAGTGAATTATTATTAGATAAAAATTATGATATTTGGGGTCTCATTAGAAGAGCATCAAATATTAATACAGAGAGAATTAATCATATTTTTGATAAATTATATCTCAGATATGGGGATTTGAGCGATGAAAATAGTTTAATAAATATTTTAAATGAAATTTATGATAATTATACTGAAAATATAGAAGTTTTAGAAGTTTATAATTTAGCTGCTATGAGTCATGTTAAAGTTTCTTTTGATTTACCAGAATATACAGCTAATATTGATTCACTTGGAACACTTAGACTTTTAGAATCTCTCCGAAAATGTAAAATTAATATTTCTAAAATTAAATTTTATCAAGCATCCACATCTGAAATGTTTGGTAAGGTTCAAGAAGTTCCACAAACTGAAAATACACCTTTTTATCCACGCTCTCCATATGGTGTTGCTAAATTATATTCGCATTGGATAACTAAGAATTATAGAGAAGCATATAATATGTTTACATGTTCTGGAATACTATTTAACCATGAAAGTCCACGTAGAGGACATAATTTTGTAACTAGAAAAATAACCATTGCTCTTGGTAATATTTTATCGGGAAAACAAGATAAATTAGTTCTAGGCAATATTAATTCAATGAGAGATTGGGGACATGCAAAAGATTATATAAAAGGAATGTGGCTAATGCTTCAACAAGAAGAACCAGATGATTATGTTTTAGCTAGTAATGATTATCATAGTGTGCGTGAATTTATTGAAAAATCATTTAAATTAAAAGGAATTACTATTGAATGGAAGGGAGAAGGATTAGATGAAATTGGTTATTGTAAAGATACAAAGAGAGAATATATATTTATATCAAGTAAATATTTTAGAAATTCAGAAGTAGAAGAATTATTGGGTTGTTCACAGAAAGCATTTGAAAAATTAGAATGGAAACCGGAAATCAGTTTTGATGAATTAGTAAAAGAAATGGTTGATTATGATTGTAAATAAAAGTAAGAAAAATAAAATTGATTTTTATTATTTATAAAATCTATTAGTAAATAATAAAATACTTTCATGGCGCTTCTTCTTTCGCAAGTGACTCTTCCTGAAATAGCACAAAAAATATATACTATTGCTCTTCAGGAATATTTTGATGAGATTATTGAGTATAAATGTTTCAACATTCCATTGATTATTATGAAGAATCAGAGAGAATATAAAGACAATAGCAAGATATATGTTTTATATTCACTTTTGACGGATATAAGAAATATAAAAAATAATCTAGAAAGTTTCAAATCAAATATTCTCTCGAAATATAAAAATTATAATGTAGTTTTTCCCGAGCATTTTAAAGAATTAATAAGTAAATGGGTTGCTTTTATTAAAAATATAAAACACGTGGAAAGTGATTTTACTGAAACATATCTTAATAATTTGCTATATTCAATTGAAAAAAATATTAATAACAATTAGAATAATAAAATTATGAATGTAAGTAAATTTTATATAAAAAACTATAATATATATATATTATACTATGTATAAATTAGTTGAAGTAAATAATTATAACAATTCCACATATGGTAAATTTTATATTTATGATAATTGTGAGATAAGTAAAACTTTAGAAAATAATAAGATATGGGAACCTCATATGCATAATATTTTTGACCAATATATTAATAAAGAAAGTATTGTATTAGAAGCAGGATGCCATATAGGAAGCCATACTATTAAATTAGGAATGATTTCAAAAAAAGTATATGCTTTTGAACCTATGCCCAAAAGTAATTTTTTATTAGAAAAAAATATAGAAATAAATAATTTAAAAAATATTGTTTTATCAAATAAAGGACTCTCTAATATTAATAAAATTACATCATTTGATTGGATACCGGATGGTAATCCAGGTGGTTCAGGGTTATCAGATAATCCAATGGGTAGACCAAATTATTATAAAGAAATTACAGAAAATAAAATTTTTGTAGAACTAATTTCTATTGATTCTTTGAATTTAGATAAAATAGATTTTATGAAAATAGATGTTGAAGGTTATGAAGAATTGGTAATAGATGGTGCTATGGAAACAATCAAAAAATTTAAACCAATTATAGTTTTAGAATCTTGGTGTAACCATTATGGCGGTATAGATTTTGAATTTACAAAAAATAAATTTATTAAATTACTTAATTTTGGCTATAAATTATATAATATAAAAGGATCTGATTTTATATTTATATATAATTAATCTTATTTACTAAAATATGTATCATTTATCCATTTTTTTAATAAAGTAACAGAGCACGATTTATAATCTTCTTTAAATCCATGTAATTTATAAAACTGGGGCTTTGTCATTTTCTCAGTTTTATAAAATATATAATCACCATATTTACCATTACGTATAGAAAGATTTTTATCAATTACTCTTACGCAATTTTTACCACCAGTTCCTTCGTTGTTTTCTATAAATTCAATTACTTCATCAAATTCTAATACTTCTATATCTTTTTTCATTTCATTCAATGATTTTTTATTTGTTCCCCATTCAGCGTAAATACCATATTTACCCTTTTTAATATAAAGATAATCGCTTTTATATTTACCAAGAACTTTATTGTCTAACTCAATTATTTCTTCTAGCTTATATTCTCCGTTTTTTAGTTTATCAAGATCAATATGTTTTTTAACAGATTTAAATGATATTTTCTCTCCATCTTTACATTTTATAGCAGGACCATATTTCGCAATAACATAAGAATGTTCATCATCTATTACTATTTCTACATTACTTTTTATTGAAACATTTTCTTGTGATTCTGTTTTTTTTGGAATAGAAGCATCAATGGTTTCAACACATGTTTTACATAATCCTTGATATTCTTTCTCTCCTTTAGATATTAAATCAAGTTCGTCTTCCATTTGTTTTGTATATTCATATTCGAAAAATGTATCAAATGTTTTTAATAAATATTCTAATACAAGAATTCCAATTTCTTGTATAACAAGTTTATTATTTTCATTACCAAATTCTCTTTCTTTTTCAATTTCTGTAATTTCATCATTTTCTAATTCAAAATCTGTGCATTTTATTTTTTTTCCTTTTATATTTTCTTTTTTTACATAACCTCTCTCTTGAATTTTATCAATAAGCGATGAGTATGTTGATGGGCGACCAATGCCTTTTTGCTCTAGTAATTGAACTAGCTTAGCTTCTGTATAATGCATTTTCAAATCTTTTATAGTAAGTTTATTAGTTATTTTTCTATAATTTAATTCACTATTTTGTTTTAAAGCCAATAAATATTTGTAAAAATTATTATTATCTTTATAGCCACCAACTATTTTCCATCCAATAAATACAAGTTCTTCTGATGTATATTTATATTCATGCTTAAAAGGAGCTGTTATTTTTGAAGTTATACTATTAAATAAAGCATCAGCCATGCAACTTTCCATCGTTGTTCTCCAAATTAAATTATACATACGTTTTTCTTTAGATTCCATGTCATCTGGCAATTTATTACATTTAATATTTGTAGGTCTAATAGCTTCATGAGCTTCTTGAGCATTATTATTTTCTTCTTTCTTTTTTTTTCCTTTTTTTGTATTTTTTTCTACAGGTTTTTCACTCAATAAATCTATATGTTTATGAATATATTCTTCACCATATTGTTCGCTAATATATGGTTTAATTTTCTCAATAAATTCTTTGCTATATATTTGACTATCAGTTCTCATATAAGTAATATATCCACCTTCATATAATTTTTGACAAATAGACATTGTTTCTTTTGGGCTTATATGTAATTCATTGCTAGCAGCTTGTTGTAAAGAACTAGTAGTAAAAGGCGTCGGTGGTTTTTTCACACTTTCTTTTGGTTTACTACAAGTAAATATATGTTTGAATTCAGTTGTTTCTTCCAAAAATTCAATTACTTTATCTTCCTCTTCAAAATTATGATTTAATGTATAATCTAAATTATGGTCAGTAAAATATCCTGTAGTGTTATATACTTTTTTTCCTGGAGATTTATCTATTTCTTTTTGATTATCATAAACCAATCTAAGTGCCGGTGTTTGACATCTTCCAGCACTTAAACCCTTTTTTGTTCTTGAAATATTTTCCCATAGTAATGGTGATATTTTATATCCAACAAGTAAATCTAATATTTGTCTTCCTTGCTGGGCATTAACCATATTCATATTGAGGTTTAATGGATTTTTTACTGAATTTTTTAAAGCAGTTTCTGTTACTTCATGAAAAATTATTCTTTTTGTATTTTCAATTGATAAATCAAATAATTTACATATATGCCAAGCAATTCCCTCACCTTCGCGATCATCATCAGTAGCTAGTAATACATCTTTACTATTAGTAATCATTTGTCTAATACGTTGAATTTGCTGTAGCTTTGAATCCATAGGTGTAAAAGTTGGAATAAACGTATCTAAGTTTATACTTTTCAAACCATTTAATTCTTGAATATGTCCATAGCTAGCAATACATTTATATCCAGGTCCTAAATATTTCTCTATTTTTTGACATTTAGCAGGCGATTCAACAATAACTAATGTGTAAGTCATAATTTATAAATATTGAAATATTTATAAATTATTTCAATTATTATTTTAAATATTTTTTATTTTAAGAAGACAACTAATAATCCAAGACCCCAAAAAATAGCCATTGAAATTTCTACAGATTTATATTTATCCATTTTTCCATATTTTATTTATTTTTATTGAAGATTATTTTTTCTTTATATTCTTTCCATGAAATTTTAACAGGTTTGATTGGTTTATCATCTTTTTTATTTTTTTTATCTTTTTTATCTTTTTTATCTGTTTTTTCAGCTTTTTTAAGAGCACTATCAATATATATTTCTTTTAATATTTTTCCAACCATATATGAACCTTCATGTTGATCTATTTTACCATCTTCTATTTGTTTTAAAACATTTAAAAATTTATTTAACATTTGTAAATCTATTTCATCTTTTTTTACTTTGTTAAATATTTCAGTATAATTATTAAAAAGAAAATTACAACGGTTTACGCACATATCATCAAATTGTTGCGGGTTAGTTTTTGATAATCTAGGATATTTTTGTTTTAAATTAACTAATTCTTGAACCTCCGAGTGAATTATAGAACTATGTCTTACTTCTCTAATAGCATTTGTTGTATCTTCGGTATTATTTGCTTTAATCATTTCTTGTAAGTGTAATCGTTGAGTATCGTTCAACATATGTTATATTTATTTTTATTTTTTTATTATTTT